CATAACGATATATTTTATCACGTTTTTTTATATTCTCTAAAAAATCTGTTTAGTTATTATCCTCACCTGCTAATGGAACAAAATAATAATCCTCGTCTTCGCCTTCTAACACGGGACCTTCTAACTCGTTTTGAACTTGCTGCTCTGTAACGATTTTTTCTCTCTTTAAATTCAATTCAACGGCTTCTTGCCTTTTATCAATATTTTGTTTCCCTTCCCTAAGAGCTTCCTCATTTCTGACTGCCAACTCTTGCATAGACTCATTGATTCTCTCTTCTGCTTTTTTTTGTTCTGCTATTAAAAGCATTTTTTCTCTAGCTAGTTGTTCTCTCTCTAATTCAAGTGCTTCTCTTATTTGTTGTCTTTCTCTAAAAGCTTCTTGCTCTATGGCGTCTTGTTCTTCTCTTAAAGCGATTTTTTCCCTACTAATCTTTTCTTGTTCTATTCTTAAAGCTATTACCTGTTGCGCTACTTGCTCTTTTTCTTTTTGTAACTGTTCGCATACTATTCTCTCTTTAGTAGCCGATTCCTGTTGCAACCTATAAACTTCATTTTCTCTTATCGTCATTGCTTGTTTTGCTTTTAAAATTAACTGTTCTTGAGCAATACGATCCTGCTGCTCTTTTAAAGCCGCATTTTCATTTTGTTGGAAATTTGGAGGGTTTGTAGCTAGAAGGCTATTTTGCTCGGTTAGTTTCTTCTCCGCGCTGTTTTTTCTATGAGTAAATACTTGATTGATATGCTGAGTTAAAAACTTTTTGCTCATATTAACCTCATTATTAATTAAGTTATCATTTCATTATAACATAATAATTGAGGGTTTAGAGAATAGATGTTGTTGACGTATACAAACGAATACTTTACAATACATTTGAGTGTTTAATCAAGAGGATCAAATTATGAGCGTTATTACAGCACGTATACCAGAGACATTAAATAAAGCTTTAACAGAAGTTGCTAAATCAATGGAAAGACCTAAAAGTTTTATCGTATTAAAAGCGATTCAAAATTATGTTTTAGAACTACAAGAAGACATAGAAGATTATAATGATGCTATGAAAATATTAGCCGAGAATAATAAATCTATCTCTTGGGAAGAAGTGATGAGGGATTGTGGTCTGGAAAATTGATTTTGAGCCAGATGCAGGAAGGCAGCTAAAAAAGTTAGATAAATACGCTCAGCAGTTAATACGGAACTATTTAAAAGATAAAGTATTGAAACTTGAACATCCTAAACTGCTGGGAAAGGCATTAAAATACAATCTTAAGGGATGTTGGCGTTATCGAGTAGATAAGTTTAGAATTATCTGTGATCTTCAAGAAAACAAATTAGTTGTTTTGATAGTGAAGATAGCTAAACGAGATGTTATCTACGAAGATTAAAAGGCACTTGACTATTTTTCTCATTCGGTATAAACTGCATGAGTTCTGCGCTGCGATAAAATGAACCCATAGCTAGCTCATTTATATCAAGACAGAACACTTCCCATTTTTCAAAAAAACCTAAAATTCCTTAACGAAGAATTACACCTAAAAAAGTTACATAACCTACCTTATGGAAAGTGTTGCTATTTTACAACGTATTTTAGACGGGAAATATTAAAGAATTAATTATTATTAGTATCATCGTTTCTACGGAATGTAAGTTCATCTATATTTCTTTTTTTCCATTTTTATCAGTCCAGTATAGGTTGTCCCATACAAAAAACATTTTCTTAGCGGCTTCATCGTCCTCTTCACTCATCTTCCCCTCTTGGTTTTCTATTATACATTGCTTCTCGAAGCTCGCGCATTCTATCCTTATAGTCAGACCCTATTGGAAGATTTTTCTGCAATAGAGTCCAAAAGTTTTTATCGCTCTCACTAAGTCTATTAAATTGGTCTTCACTCATCTATTCTTCTCCATTTCTATGTAAAAAATTAGCCAGAACCATCGCCAGAACCATCGCCAGAGCCATAGCCAGAGCCAGCACCATAGCCAGAGCCATAGCCAGAGCCATCGCCAGAGCCATCGCCATAGCCAGAGCCAGAGCCATCGCCATAGCCATAGCCATCGCCATAGCCAGAGCCATCGCCAGAGCCATAGCCATAGCCAGAGCCAGAGCCATAGCCATAGCCAGAGCCATGGCCAGAGCCATAGCCAGAGCCATCGCCATAGCCATAGCCAGAGCCAGAGCCATAGCCATAGCCAGAGCCATGGCCAGAGCCATAGCCAGAGCCATCGCCAGAGTTAAGAATATTTACTTTTTCCATACAGGGACTCCTTTTATACTTTGCATAGCTTCATCAGATACTTTTAATATCTCGATCACGCCACTTAATAATACTTGAGATACTTCTTGTGGGAATTTGCATTCAGCTGGATTAGTTGTCCCCTCTTCTGCTAATTGCGAAAGAGAAGCAGCACCTTTCCAATACCAGATACGGCGAGCATTGCTTAACTCAACTTCCGTACCCTCTTTTTTTACAAGAGTGCCAGCAAAAACCCCCGCTGAATAGGTACGTACTATTACGTATTGGTTGATTAAAACAGAATCGATTGACGTCATAATTTTTCTCCTTTGATTGTTGTTATTATAATATACATTATAAGCATCAGTCAGTAGCTCCGAAGTGTCTACCTTCTCACGTTCTATATTTTCTATTTTCGTTATGATTTGCAGTAAGTCAGCACTATTAATTGTTGTCATTTTTATACCCTCTATATTTTCTACGTTTCTTTATACTGTTTACAATAGTAATCACATCTTCTTCGCTATCACAAGAAGTAATCTTATATCCACCCAAGTTACTCCCAATCCTACCCCAAATACGTACTATATCGATAGTACCGAATAGAGTTGGTTGAAACAAGAGTTTGTAATATCTGTTGTCTTTTGTCCAAGATAGGGTCATTTCAATACCTGTTTTCTATCTCCCACGACAATATACATAACCGCTCTAATAAAAACTTAATAAGGTCTTGCGTCTCCATGATCTTATGCTGATTAACAAAATCATCATACTCAATGCCATCAACAAAATTTGTAAGTCTTTCTAGTTCAGTGCGTAAAAGAGTTGTTTCTTCTTTTAAATCCATATTCTTATACTCCTTTCTTTATAGATTTATTTCTTCATATATTCTTGTAAAGATTTATGTATCAATTCAGTAATTGTTATGTCATTTTCTAACGCATAACGCTTTATCTCTTTATGAAAACTTTTTGTGACGTTCAAATTCATCTTAGTGAGATCTTGTCTTTTTTCTAATTGCTGCAAGGCTTTTACCTTGTTAACCGAAGGACGCCCCGCTTTTAATAAACTCATACTATTATTTCTTTTATTTCGTTTACGATATTTGTTATCTCTTGTATTGCATCATTATTAGTAGTGTCAAAAACTGTTTGACCTTCTGCCGCTGATTTTGCATAGACAATTCTTTGAGATGTGCAACTCTTCATTATTGGCAGAGAATATCCTTTTAAAGCCTCTACTACCTCTGTACTTAAAGAAGTAGTAGCTATCTTTCTACTAATACAAAAATATGATTTTGGATTGCCGTCTGTAAGTTGCTGCCTATGTTTTATTATATCTACAAGATCTTCAGAAGCCCATATATCATAGGGAGAAGGTTGCACAGGTATAATAATCAGATCAGCACATTTAATAGCTGAGATAGCCATATCAGTTAATTGCGGTGCGCCATCTATGACAACCCAATCAAAACTATCAGATATTTTCTTTATATCTTTGTCTAAGGTTGGTCTATCTATACCTACAACTGCTATTTCGCTATTACCAGCAGCATGCCAATCTCTAGCAGAGCCTTGCGGGTCTGAATCTACAAGTAATACTTTCGCTCCATTTAAATGTAATTTTGTTGCTATGTTAGTGGCTAAAGTAGTTTTGCCTACGCCGCCTTTTTGATTTAATATTGCTATTGTCTTCATATATACTTATCCTTAAATAAAGATAAGTATATACATTTATTTGAAGATGTATATACTGCTAACTTAATTTAAGAAGCAACCTCATGAAAGAAAGCCTATTATCATCCTTTATTAAATACCTTAAATCGTTTTTCCTTAAGGAAAACGATAAAGAAGAAATAACCTGCGCAATGCCGCGTGGAAAATCAAACAGAAAAGAAAGCAAGCTAGATCTACATAGAGGAGAAATAATAAAAGCCCTAGATAATGGAGCTTCTAAGGCCTCCATTGCAAGGAAATACGGCGTTAGTGCCGTCAATTTGCATTATTGGATACAAAGAAGAAAAATAAAGATATCAAAGAAACGCTAATCATTATGGGGGTAGCTCCGTACCAAGTTTTTTTCTAACCCTTATAGTACATATCAACACTTTATTTTAATTATTTTAAAATAAAAAAAGCTACCCATTTTTGATGGATAGCCTTTAAAGAAAGACACAGAAAATCACCTTAGATTTATCTAGTGATTCTAGTTGACATTAAGCAATCAATAATTTAAATACATTCTCTCTACTTAAAATTAATTTAAATACATTCTCTCTACTTAAAATTAATTTAAATACATTCTCTCTACTTAAAATTAATTTAGATAAAAGGACAAAATGTCAAAGGGATTCAAAGAGCCTAAACAATTCAAAGTGATAGGAGAAATGCGTCATATGGGCGGTGCTAATGTATGTCCGCTTAATGCTCCAATTCTTGCTATAGACAATAGATTAGGCGGGGCAGTATGTATTCCACGGGAATCTTCCCCCCCTGAGCCGATGCCCCTTCCCCAACATATACATTATGTTCCGCCTGCTGGAGGAGCTGCGCCCCCACTGCATGTATCTTCATATTCGCCATTTGCTCCAAAAACTCCTGTGTCTTATGCTTCCATGCCAGGCGCACCAAAGATACCACATTTCTATGCAGAAAAAGTATCTCATGTGGGCAGTGGTGCAGAGACAGTTCAAACTCAACAATTAGTGGCTCAAGTATTAGAAGCTCATGCTGCTCAGTTAGCAAAACAGCAAGAACGTGAGGCTGCTGGTATAGCTAATAAGCTACAACAAGCTAAAGAGTTTGAAGCTACTCCCTTAGGAATAGTAACTGTTAAACTTCAACAAGCAAAAGAAATTTATGCTGCAAAAGTGGAACAATATAAAAATATACCGCATAATTTTAACTATATAGACAATAGAGTGATAGCAGCTCGAAACGTAGATAAAGCGGCTAAACAAGTTGAGGTCTTCGAAGCGCTTAAATATAAAGCGGAGCAAGACGCCTCAGAAAAGTTATGGCACGAAAGAGAACACGCAAGAGTATGGGCAGAAAATATAAAAATGTATGAGGCACTGGCAAATCGACAGGCAAAAGAGAAGGAAGAAGAGATAGTTAAGGTTGCAGAACTTATGAAAATACGCTCTCAGGAAGACAAAGAGTTTCTTGCCGAGAAGAGCGCAAGAATAGATATTGCTAAAGAAAAACTATATAAAATAGAGTTAAATCCACCAAAACATAACACTCTTGAAGTTGAAAAATATTCTCCCTTAATAATAAAAACATTAATGCAATATAGTAGAGATTATGATGGATTTAATAAACAAATTATCTCAGATACTATTCCTATCCAAGTTTTACACACACTTTCATTAAAAAAATTAACTTCAGTAGATTCGCATGTAGTGGATTTAATTTTTGATCTTTTAAGAGATAATCATCTCCCATCACTAAAAACATTAGATTTAAGCGATAATCCAAAATCTATAGGAAAGGGTCAGATAAGTAAACTTGCCGATTCTTTTTTCTCTGGAAATAATAATCTAGAAACTCTTGATCTCAGTTGCGTATATCCTCCGCTTACAGATTTAAGAGGTCCATTCAAACCTAGAGGGGAGCGTTTAGTAGGTGATGCTTATGATGGAGATTATCCTCTCGGACATAAGTTGTTTGAGTTATACTACGCAGTGTCTACTTGCAATCAACCATTATCCATAACGCTAGAATCGGCGGTTTCTTATCCGCTCAACAGTTGTTCCTATAGGTTTGATGCTCTACATATACCATATATGTTTTTTTCTCACTATATGGATTGGATGGGCGAACCTGAATCTTTTAAAACCACTTCTATTGACATGGTAAATCATACAAGGCAAATACTTGAAAAGATGATCGAAATCCAAGATGAAAAAAACCTAAGACAGGGTGATTATGACGACTTTATAGGATATCATAGCGAACAAGTACCACATGTTATAGAAACTTTTACATGGGGAATAACTAAATGTCTTACACCTAAAACTTTGAATAAAGCAGATTTTGAATGGGTAAAAGCTAGCTTAATAAAATCCCCACATGATTATCATGACTTAGCTAGAATTATGCAACTAACTCAAACTAAATTAGATGCGTTTGTATGCGTGACTGAAGTTATAGATGACCGAATAATAACTCATGATATGTTAAATCATAAAGCAGAGTGGCAAGATGCTTTTCCATTAGGCCACTTTAACAACAGATATTCAATTAAAGGATGGAAAGAAAATATAACAAAAGAGTTAGTAGTGACTGGAAAAGCTAATACCAAAACCTTTGATTCTGGCTGTAAACACTGTGAAGAAAGTCAGTTTGCCCATTTTCTGAATGTTCTGTCTATATTAGAAAAGAATGATGTTACAGCTATGACTAATCTTAATTTAAGCAATAGTGATATGGATGATTGTGATGCAAGTATTCTGGCTAATTTACTTAAACGCGGTAGTTTACCAAACTTAAAGGTTCTTGACGTTTCAGGTAATCAAATAACGACTACTGGTGAGGGGGATTTTGCTAAGGTTTTGCAAAATGAAACTGTACAAGATATTATTATATTTTTATATAAATTTGACCAATACTCAAAGCTACTAGCTGGTAGCAAACTCGAGAAGATAGAAGCTATACAGGCTTTGTTGACAAAGGCAGAAGCAGAAGGAATTGACGTTAAAAATATAGTTGTTGATAAAAGTTTTATGGCTTCCGTTAAAGATAGGTGGGAGATAGGAAATAAAGCAGTTGTTAGTTTTAGCAAATGTTATGCACTGTACGATGATATGCAAGGTTATGCGGCTGATAAAATAATTGCTAAAATATCACAAAAGCTTTATTCAGCACTTAATGCAAAAGACATGGTAGTTTGTGGTTTTCATGCAATAGAGGATGCTTACATAAGCGAAGGGGGAGTACGTGAACTGATGAAAGAACTGGAGGTTATAAGTGCAGGAGAATTATTTGAATATATGGAATAAGTTAACTAATAACTTCAGATGTTTATTTCTTAAAAAATTATTCAGCTCTAAAGGTAGAGCTAGTAGGAAAGAGTATATCGTTGGATTGTTAACTTGGTTTATCCCTTTTTATCATTTAAATGAAGTAATAGATTATTTCTCTAAGAGTTCGTCATTAATTATGTTTTTTTTAATGAAAGCTTATTTCATTGTTACGTTTTTGTATTTTGTTAGGTATTTTTTTCTAACAGCAAGAAGATTGCATGACTTAAATATTAATGGCTGGTGGCAATTAATATCATTTGCACCTATTTCTAAGATGATCAGTGTACCTATTTCTATGCTAATCAGTGTACCTTTGATTTTTGTTATATTTTTAATGTTCAAAAAAGGCACGCCTGACACAAACAAATACGGCGAACCTCCTAGTTGCTAATTCACTTAAATATTACAGCTCATAGTTAGCCTATGTATTCATCTTCGTAGCTTATTAATCGCTCTATCTTGTCCATGGAATGTTTATCGACTTGTAGTTTTGCGCCTTTCTCGCCAGCAGTTTTCATATAATTTTTATAACCATTATATAACTCCCCTACCATCTCACACCGTTCACCATATTTTCGGACTGATTCAGGGCACTCTGGATTAACTTCAGTACAATCTAGCAGCACTCTTTTAACTTGCTCCTCGGTAAGGGGTTTTGTCTTTTTGGTATATGTTGACATTTTATTTATTGTCTCGCATGTTCTTTTATCTCTCATAATTTCCCATTCTTGTAATCTATTACCTTTTGAATGGCATATACTTTAGCCATAATCTCCTCTTTAGTTTCTAATTCAAACGGCTCAGTTCCTTGTTTTTGATTAACCAAGATACTAGCATGTGTATTAGCTACAGAAGATAACTGAGTTGCTTCTTGCGCACTTAGCTCCCCTTCTTCTAGCCCATCCCAGATAGCATTCATACGAGCAATAGGCGTAGCATCTTTTACTATTCGGACTTTTGGTTTGCCATATCCAAAACGGTTACGCATTATTATTGACCAGTAGGGAATATTGAAATCAGGGATGTCTTTTGGGTAATCCTCCCATATTTCTTGAGCAAGATAGACTGCCGCTTCATAAGCTTCTTTAAATTCTTCATGGGCTTCTAACCAATCATAAAATGTTTTTTTACCAATGGAAGCTGCATTAAAAAAAGCAGCTAATCCTTTGCCTTTATTAAAAACATTAAACAGCAACCCTATATGTTTTTCTTTGTCATATTTTGTCGGTTTGCCACTCGTAAAACGTTTTATAAAATTTTTTTCAGTCTTCATGTTTTTCCTATAGGGATTCTGGAGTATGGATATTATGTAATTTCTTGTTAATTCTTCACAAAAACTTATCTTTAATCCAGCTCCAGATTGTTTGTGTTGGTTTGTTTTCTACTATAAATTCAGGTTTTTCTTTAATCCGAATTCTCTTCCTCTTTTTTTTAACTACATTGGTTTTATGCTGTAGTTGCTTAGCTTCCATGGTCATAATATCATCTTTTTCTATTTATTTAGAAATTTCGTTTTTCTTCCTTTCTAGATAGCCTTTTTTATACTCTTTCAACGCTTGATCTACGTCAAAATTCTCTGCCATTAATGCTAAGGCTCTATCTTCTTTGGACTCGTTCCACATTTTTGTTAGAGCTTCTTTGCTAAAGTTGTTTTTTGCTGCCGTCTTGTTGTACTTCTTTTTAGTCATTATCTAATTTCTCTATACCTCTCCTAATAATATACTTTAAATGCGTTTGAAAGGAGTTTAACAGCGGCTTAAATTCCTCGCTACATCCCATTAATTCTATTTCCTGATAAAGCTTATAATCCTGCATATCTTGACGCAGGGCAAGTCTTGTTGTTTCGTAATCGTCATAGTCCTTTTCCATACTCCCTCTATTTATTATATTCTATTTATCTTGGATCGCTTTGCCTAAAAACTCTGGAATTAATGGCACAACTGCATTGCCTAAGGCCATAAGACGCTGCCTACGACTTCCGCTTTCCGTCCAGCTACTTGGAAAGCCCATGAGCCACTCTACCCAATCAGGATTTAGACGATCATCTTTTAGCCTCGGTATGGATTGGGGTTCTATTCCCCATTGTTCAATTCCTCGTGCGCGATAGTACAAGCTAATCTGCTCTTGCTTACATATTGCGCTAGTTTCTTGAGATCCCCAGTATCCTTGTAATCTCGGGCAGTTGGGGTCGGAAAGAATCTTACATGTCTTGCTAATCCCAGACTCCCCGATGTCCCATTCTTGGTGTGCTTCCGAATACTTCCACTCGAGGTCGTCTTGTAGATATCGTCCTTGCCAATTATATCTCCCACAGTCGCATCGCTTGCAGTCGGTGTCGGTAGCATTTTTACAATAGTCTCCAAGTGTGGACTCTGTCTCATCCTTTCCGATGGACAATCCGACTTTGCCGATGCAAGTGGGGTAGGCCATAATCCAGATTCTATCCCGTCTGTGAGGCGCACCAAAGGCGGAAGCTGGTATGCAATGCCATTCTGCATCATACCCGATCTCCCATAAATCTTGCAGGACGGCGACAAGTCCTTTACTACGAAGGTTTGCCACGTTTTCGATAATTGCATATTTTGGTTTGAGTTCATTAATTAACCTCTTAAATTCTTTCCAAAGTCCCGATCGTGTCCCGTTGATTCCTGTTTGTTTTCCTGCGCAAGAAATATCCTGACAAGGAAAACCTCCCGCAATAATGTCAATCGGTCCCAGTGTTTTTAAATCGTCTTTATAGACTTTTGATATATCTGAAAATACCGGAACATCAGGCCAATGTTTTTTTAATATTTTCTGACAAAAAGAGTCCTTTTCACAGAAAGCTACTGTTTGCATTCCTGCTTTCTCTAGACCGATAGAAAATCCACCTATTCCTGAAAAAATATCAAATACCGATAATGATTTAGTCATCTTTTTAACCTGTATTAGCAGATTCATCTAAAACGGTATTTCATCATCACGCAATTCTACTTCTGGAGCAGCTTTTTTTGTTGCGCTTTCTATTTTATATCTTCCCGTCTTTAGCTCCTCTTGCGGATTAGCTCCTTTGTTCAAGGTTTCTATGCCATAGGTAGTTTTGTCAGTTTCCACTTCCCTCGGAGCAGTTAGGATATTAAATTCTGTCACTAGCACCTCGATGTTCGCCTCTGCCGTTCCGCTATTAGTAGTATAGGCCTTGGCCTTAGGTATTCCTCTAACAAACAGACCCATCTTGTCTTTTACAAGCCGCTTAATAAGTTTGGAAGTTGTTTCGGAGTTGGATTTACATTCAAACCAAGTAGTATCCCGTTGTTCTTCACCGCTTTTATCTTTATACTTCTTATTAACACAAAGTTTGAACGTTACCCAATTCGGGTAGGCCTCTTCATTCGGACATTTTGCATCTTGGTACACATAGCCTATCAACTGTATTTCTGCACTATTCCGCATTTTTGTTTACCTCAATTAGTTTTTTAAGTTTTGTAATATTCTTATCGATCTGTTGATCTAGATAGTCGCCAAAAAAGCTTCTAACTTTGTTAAGAATATAGGGATCGTCCCCCCCAAATAAAAAACTAGTGGCCAATTCTGTTCCTACATTTTCCTTTGTATATAAGAGTTTATAATCTTTCATATCTTGACGTATTTCATCCCTTAATTCAGTTATTAACTCCGCTTCACGATTTGCCAT